ATTGTTTCAGTTGTTGAAGGGATCGGTTCTTATGGAAGAGAAGCGGACAAGCTAGAAATCATGGGACTTTTAACGCCAGAGGAAGCAGAACGCGACAGTGTAGCAGGTTGGCTCACAGCGGATGACGTATTTAGACGGATAAAGGAGCACTATGAAAATAAATTGGATAGATGCCAAGGATAAACAGCCAGAGAAAAGCGGATTTTACCTAGTTAAACTATATGTTTTTTGTAAGTTTTGATAAATTCAAAGTGTGTATGGGGTTTTATGATAAGCAAAATGAATGGTGGATTTTAAATTACAGTTCATTTGATTGTGTAGTACTTAGCTGGAAATCAATGCCACAATTTAGTTTGGAGGAATGAAAATGTTACATGAGTTAAAGATAGAGCCTAGATATATTGAAGATATTACATGTTATGGAAAAAGTTTTGAAGTCAGGAAGGACGATAGACCGTATGAAGAAGGAGATTACTTGTGGTTGAGAGGATGGAGCGAATGCGATTATACTGGAGAAGAAATTATTGCCAAAGTAAGATATATTTATAGAGAAGAGCTTTGTAGAGAAGGATATTGCATTATGGCGATAGAAAAGCTGGATTGGTGGACGGTGAGATAAGATGACACGAAAAAGATTTATAAAACTGCTTATGAGCCACGGGGCACAAAGAAATGCCGCGGAACAGTATGCGCGAGAAAACATAAATATAATCAAAGATTATGAGTATTTGTACGTTTTTGCTCTGGAAGAGCTTATAGAGCAGTTATTTGAGAGGTTAGAAGAAACAATAGAAGTTTTTAAAAGAGATTGTTTTCCGGACGGTGTACCTTATGGTTTCCCTGAAACTTTAAGAAAAGAGATACAGTTAAATGAGGAATCTTATATAAAAAATGATTTTGAGAAAGAAAGCGAAGAGTTAAAATTTAAAGAAAAGTTATACAGATTTTATGGAGAAGGTGAACAAAGTGAAAGAAATTAAATTAAAAGGGTGTCCTTGCTGTGGTGGGGAAGCGAGATTTGTGTACGGATTAGATGATGGCATAAGACAAGTAAGAGTGGTATGCAACAGATGTAATCTTTCTACAGAGTGGGTGGATGAATCTCTTGATTACGGTTCAAAAGAAAAAGCGGAGAAGATGTGGAATGAACGGCATAAAGAGATTTATCAAGATGACTTCGGAGGTATAACAGCGGATGAACTCGAACGCGCTTTAAAAGAGTTTGTGCAAGAGTTGGTTACGATGAAAAAACCAAAAGAAGAGTATAGAGAAACCCCAAAGTGCCCCATATGCGGAGAGGGAGGACTTCACATCCTGACATTAAGCTATCTTTCTGATAAAGCGCGCGCGCAAATCCACTGCGATATGTGCGGAACGGACATAAATATTCCAGATACAAGCAAGTGTGTTGGGGAGATGAGTGAGTTGGTGCACAATGAAAAATAACAATATATTTTTAATTTTAAGCATCATAGTTTCTCTTATCTGTCTAGTATCAACAATAACTTTAGCACTACATATATCTTTCATCATAGTTTTACGGTACTGGTGGGCTTTTTTAATCGGGATGATACTTTCAGGTAGTGTACTAATCTTTTGTGTGATTTTATATATAAGTGATTGGCTGGGGAGGAAAAAGAAAGATGCTAGTTGAAATTTTACGTTTTCCGACCGATACAGATTGGCTGCGCTGTAAAAAGCTAGCATTAGGTACAGTTGGGAAAAATACCGATATACCTCCCACAGATGAGTGGAAGAAAAAAATCTTAAAGTCAGAGCACAGCCCCATTAGAACGCTAATGTTTACGATAAAAATGCAGATTCCCTACTATGTATCGGTTCATCTAGTAAGGCACAAGCATGGCGTTGAGCACTATGTGAAGTCGCAAAGAAATGATAGGCAGGAAGACTACGATAGATGTGCAGCGAGACAGGATGAGATTGTAATGCACACAATGGATATTAATGCGCAGGCTTTGATTTCCATGTCGCATATGCGGCTATGTGCGCAGGCGGACAAGCAGACGAGAGAAATAATGGAACTGATAAAGGATGAGATTTTGAAAGTATGTCCATACTTAAAAGATTTATTGGTTCCAAAGTGTATATATCGTGGTGGGCTATGCGATGAGTTCAAAAGCTGCGGATACAATAAAATTTATAAAGTGGTGTAGAGTATGAAAGCAAGGATTCCGGCAAAGCAAAGACTGTCAAAGCAAATGCAGGATTCGATTAAAGAAATTGTAAGAAAAGAAAGAGAAACGCTGAGCAAAGAGTTGATAGAGCAGATATTAAAAGTTTCACTCATTAACTTGAATCGAAGTTTTGGATTCGGACAGCAACGTTTAATAAAATTCATTGATACCGTAACAGATATGTTTGAAGAACATCGGGAAGATGAACTTTACTGGTATCATGTGGATAAAATTTTAAAAGAAGAACTAAAAATTGATTGGGAGGGATTGAATGAACTGGATAAGTGAATCCGTATCAGATTTGCGTTTATATGGACAGCGAAAAAGATTCTTAGAGAATGTTGACAGTCAATTAATATGGCTTGAAAATGATTTTGCTGCTTTAAAGGGTTGTGCGACAGATAGCGAAGCGGTTGACGGTGGAGCAAGCAGAAGTGAAGACCATTTGTTGAATAATATCGTGAAAAGGGATAAGTTAAAACAAAATAAAAAATTATCTAAAGAATTTGTTGAACAAATGGAAAAAACCTTGGATATGTTACCAAAACAACAAAAAGATATTTTGACAGAGTTTTTTGTCGATAGGAGCCGTGGACACATTGAAAGGCTTATGGACAAGATGCATATAGAAAAAAGCAGAGTATATGAGTTAAAAGATGAGGCTTTACATAACTTTACAATTCTTCGTTATGGGTATACTGGAGATTAAAAGTGGAAAAAGAGCGGACGATTTTTTTTAATATCTATGCTAAAATATAAACTGGGATTTATGGTTGATAAACATTCATTGTATGACACTCCAAACATTTTCTAGCTAGTGCAGTGCTATAACTGCAAATTAAAAAAGCTCTATATTAGAGATGAAACCCTAGCCAGCAGGGAAAAGCTGGCACATATATAGCTGGTTATATCGCAGTAGTGGTATCGAGCAAGGGCATGACCTTGCCAGCTAGTCCAAAGGAGACCTCTCGCACCTCTCTTTTTGATGTGGCCCAGTAGAGGACGTTAACACAAGACTGTGCGTAATGCATGGTCTTTTTTTATTGAGGTAAATATGTTTGATTATAAGGATACTATATGGAAACGCAAACAGAAAAAAATATTGAAGCGTGACGGATATATGTGTCAGTGGTGCAAGAGATATGGAAAGAAAGTGGACGCGACTACAGTTCATCACATAAAGCATGCTGATGAATACCCAGAGCTAGTATATACGGACAGTAATCTTGTTAGCTTATGTTCCGCTTGCCATAATAAAGCACATCCGGAGAAAGCAAAAAATCACAGAAGATATTAAAGGGTGCAATATTTATGATTGATAAAGTTGATATTGATAAGTTGATTGAAGAAGCGATGGATAATATATCAAAGGGTAATGCTGGATATTGCACTATAAAGATAAGTGCTGAAGGATTGTCTCTTTTAACTCATGATAAAAAAGATTTAGATAAGTCAGAAGAAGTTATCAAGTCAGACGCAAGAAATAAAAAGATACTTTATCTATGTGACAGAACACGATGCGATTGTTGCTATGAAGGATATAGTTGTAGTCATACCACAGATATTAAGCATGCAAAAAATTTTAAAGAAGTTTACGAAAGTCTTTATATGGAAAATGAGAGACACAGTGAATCCCCCCACCATCAAGATTGAAAAAGCATATAGATAGGGACCGGCGGGGGTAAGTGTTTCCAACTCTGATACTAATTTTAACAAAGGGGGTGCAGCTTATGACTAAAACCAAATGGAAAAACTTAATTTTGCAGCAGATGGCTGCACTTGATGTGCAGAAAGATGCGTATGATTCAGCTGTTGAAACTTTAGCATCAATTTTAGAGCAAAGAGACAAAACGTTTAAAGAGTTTCAAGAATCTGGTGGTAAGTCTGTCATAGAGTACACAAACAAAGGTGGCTCAACCAATATGACGAAAAACCCTTTACTGATTTTATGGGACGACCTGAATAAAAGCGCGTTGATATACTGGCGTGAATTGGGATTAACTCCGTCCAGCTATAAGAAAATGACAGGTGACAATCCGAAGAAAGAAAAAATAGGTGGACTTGCGGAGGCGTTAAGGTCAATTGAATCAGGTTAAAGGGAAAAACTGGACGGATGTCATAAACTACGCTAAAAGTATCAGAGAAGGGGAAAAGGTGGCATGTAAAGAATTGCAGCAAGCAGTAGAACGCTTTTTTCAGGATTTGGAGAACCCTGATTATTGGATGGATTCAAAAGCCCCCGAATTTTGTATTCAAATTATAGAAAAAACTTTATGCCACCAGCAGGGGGAAAAATTGGACGGTACGCCGTTAAGAGGAATACAGTTTAAACTAGAGCCGTACCAAAAATTTATTATATACAATCTTGTGGGATTTAAGCTTGCCGGAACTGATATAGTTAAATATCATGAGGCGTTAATATTCATCCCTCGTAAAAATGGTAAGACAGGTTTAGCTGCTGCGCTTGCATGGGCTTTATCTCTATGGTATAGACGGTCGGGAGCTAAAACTTATATCGCCTCTGCCGCCCTAATGCAGTCCTTAGAAAGCTTTAATTTTTTAAAGTACAACATTGATAGAATGGGTGAGAACTATAAAAATGGTGGTTCTGTAAAAATCATAGACAATAACAACGAGCATTCAATGGAATCGTCTTTTCCGGACGGTTCCTTTTTTATCCGCGCACTGGCGGCAAATCCAGATACACAAGATTCATTGAACTGCAACATCGCTATAGTGGATGAATGCCACGCGTTCAAAAAGCCGAAACAATATAATCTTTTTAAGGAAGCTATGAAGGCATATACGAACAAACTTTTGATTGGTATTTCTACGGCGGGGGATAACGAACAATTGTTTTTGGGACAGCGTTTAAAGTATTGCCGCAAGGTGTTGGACGGCACCGTGAAGGATGAACAATATTTCATATTTATGTGCTGTGCGAATGAAGATGAAAACGGAAATGTTGACTATATCAATCCGATAACTCATGAAATGGCGAACCCAGGATATGGGGTAACGATCCGACCCGATGAGATATTAAACGATGCATTACAAGCGCAAAACGACCCGCAGCAGAGAAAGGATTTTTATGCAAAGTCATTGAATGTGTATACCAATGCACTAAAGGCGTACTTTAACATTGATGAATTCCGAGCCAGCGACCAAAAATATAACTGGACATTGGAGGAACTGTCAAAATTTCCGATTGACTGGTATGGAGGTGCAGATTTATCAAAACTACACGACTTAACGGCTGCATCTCTTTTTGGACATTACAAAGGTGTAGACATCATCATCACACACGCATTTTTCCCAATCGTGGCAGCACATGTGAAAGCTGATGAAGATAACATTCCTTTGTTTGGCTGGCAAGATGACGGACTTTTGACAATGTGCAACAGCCCGACAGTTAATCATGCTGATGTTGTAAATTGGTTTATTGATATGAGAAAGCGTGGCTTTAAAATTCGACAGGTAGGACACGACAGAAAGTTTTGCAGAGAATATTTTATCGGCATGAAGTCTGCCGGATTTAAAATCATAGACCAACCGCAATATTTTTATAAAAAATCAGAAGGTTTCCGATATATAGAACAGAGTGCTAAAAACGGCACTTTTTTTTATTTGCATTCAGAAGCTTTTGAATATTGTGTGGAAAATGTATCCGCCATAGAGAAAACCGATGACATGATTCAATATGAGAAGGTACAGCCGGAGCAAAGAATAGATTTATTCGATGCTTCGGTTTTTGCGTGCGTACGCTACTTGGAAAATCTCGACAGAAGTCAAGCAGCTAAAAAGTGGTGGGGCGAGTAATCGCTCAAAGGGGGGTGATGAAAAATTGAGCAAAAAGAAAGACAAACAAAAAAGAGTAAGGGCAGAGCCAAAAGAAAAAAGCACTGTTTCGTGGTTATGCTCAACAGATGCTTATGACACGTTGGTATGCCAAGGCTATACAAGTCTATCACATAACCCTGAAATATGTACAGCAGTAGATACCATAGCAAAGTTAATCGCAAGTATGACAATCCAGCTCATGGAAAATACAGCAGATGGAGATATTCGGGTAAAGAACGAATTGAGCAGAAAAATTGACATTAACCCCAATAGCAGAATGACACGCTCTGCTTTTATTCATTGGATAGTGAAAACAATGATTTTGGAAGGGAACGGAAACGCGGTTGTATATCCTGTCTTTAAGAAAGGTATTTTAAAAGATTTAAACCCTGTGCCTGCTGCTATGGCTTCCTTTATGCCCGTTGGATTGTGGGACTACTCGGTTTTGGTAAACGGAACAGAGTATGCACCTGACAATTTGCTACATTTTGTTTTGAATCCAGACAGCTACTACACATGGAAAGGTGCTGGGTACAAAGTAGCTTTATCAGAGGTTGCAAACAACTTAAAGCAAGCAGCAACAACAGAAAAAGGTTTTATGTCCTCAAAATGGAAGCCTTCCATCATCGTAAAGGTTGACGCTTTGACAGAAGAATTCTCAAATGCGGAAGGACGCAAAAAACTTTTAAATGATTACATTGAAACAACAGAGGCAGGGGAACCTTGGATGATTCCGGCAGACCAATTTCAAGTGGAACAGGTAAAACCCTTATCATTATCAGACCTTGCATTGGCGGACTTTGTTGAACTGGATAAAAAAACAGTGGCGGCTATCTTAGGGGTTCCGCCTTTTGTTTTGGGAATCGGGGAGTTTAAACGTGATGCATGGAATAACTTTATCAATACCACAATTATGCCGATTGCCCGAGGGATAGAGCAGGAACTTACGAAGAAACTTTTGTATAACCCTGATTGGTTTTTTCGGTTCAATGCACGCAGTTTATATAATTACGACTTAAAAGACATGGCGGCGGTCGCAGACGACCAATTTGTTCGAGGAATTATGACAGGCAATGAGGTTAGAGACTGGATAGGACTGTCACCGATACCAGGACTAAATGAACTTGTCATTTTAGAAAATTATATTCCCCGAGGTATGATTGGAGACCAAAATAAATTGAATGGAGGTGATGATAAATGACGTATGAACGCACTGCTCTTGTGCGTGACGGAAAATTTACTACACGTGCAGAGGACGGTAACTTGTATATTGAGGGATATTTTGCGGTATTTGGTAGCGAATATCGCATGTGGGAAAATGCAATTGAAACCATTGACGAAGATGCTTTCAATGAAACAGTTGACGGTGATGTACGTGCGTTGGTGAATCACGATAGCACTTTGGTTCTTGGGAGGACTACAGCCGGAACCCTTACTTTAAGAGTTGACAGAACTGGACTATGGGGGAGCATCCTTATCAATCAATCAGACCAAGACGCGATGAACCTTTACGAAAGAGTAAAGCGTGGGGATGTAAGTCAATGCAGCTTCGGATTTGATATTTTAGACCAAAGTACTGAAGTAATGGAAAACGGAACAACAGTATGGAGATTAAAAAAAGTTGAGCTTTATGAAGTATCTGTTGTAACGTTTCCTGCCTATGAAGACACATCCGTTATAGCAAGAAAAAAAGATTATGAAGAACTACAGAAAAGAAAAAAAGAACTTTGGCAAAAAGAAATGATTCAACGCCTGAAAGGAGTAAACAATGGCACTTAAAATTTTGATGTTAAAAAGAAATATTGACTCTAAAAAAGCGGAGTTGGAAGAGCTTAGAAAAAAAGATGAAAGTTTTTCCGTCCGCGAAGCTGAATTGGAGCAAGCTATCCAAGAAGCGCAAACAGAAGAGGAACAAAACACAGTAAAAGAAGAAGTTGAAAAATTCGAGACTGAAAAACAAGAACACGAAGAATCAAAATCTACACTGGAAAGTGAAATTGAAGGTTTGGAAGCAGATTTGGAGGCAGAAGAATCCAAATCTCCAGACATCAGGGAAGTAAAAAAAGATAGAAAAGAAAGGGCTGATAATAAAATGCAGACAAGAACAAAATTTTTTGGTTTAAACGCACAAGAGCAAAGAGAATTCGTTGCACGTGAAGATGTAAAAGCTTTCTTAGAAAGAGCAAGAGAAATGGGCAGAGAACAGCTTTCTGGTATCTCTCAAAAGAGAGGCGTAACTGGTGCAGATTTGACAATTCCAACTGTAGTACTTGATTTGCTACGACAAAACATTATGAACTACTCGAAGCTAACAAAACGAGTAAGATTAAGAGCAGTAAATGGTAAAGCACGCCAAACAGTAATGGGGGCGATTCCAGAAGCAATTTGGACAGAGGCTTGTGCAAAACTAAATGAGTTGGATTTCAGCTTTAATCAAGTGGAAGTTGACGGCTACAAAGTCGGAGGTGTTGTATATATCTGCCAAGCAACTTTGGAGGATAGCGACTTGAACCTTGCTTATGAAATTATGGAAGGTATGGGCGCATCAATCGGTATCTCTGTAGATAAAGCTATTTTGTACGGTACAGGTGTAAAAATGCCTTTAGGTATCGCAACAAGACTTGCGCAAACATCTGAGCCGGACAACTACCCAGCAACCGCAAGACCTTGGCAAAATCTAAAATCCAGCAACATGAAACAAATTTCAAGCAAGCACGGAGTTGAATTGTTTCAAGAAATTGCAAGAGCTTCAAAAGCTGCAAAAGGTAAGTACAGCCGAGGTGTAAAGTTTTGGGCAATGAATGAATCCACTTATACAGATTTGTTGGTGGAAGCTATGACTTTTAATGCAAACGGTGCAATCGTATCGTCTCAAAATGGAACAATGCCTGTAATTGGTGGAGATATTGACGTACTCCCTGATGAGGTTATTTCTGATGGAAACATTATTGGTGGTTATGGAGACTTGTATTTATTGGCAGAAAGAAGCGGTTCTGAATTTGCACGTTCTGACGAATATCGCTTTGCAGAAGACCAAGCTGCGTTTAAAGGTTCTGCACGCTATGACGGTATGCCTGTGATTGCCGAAGGTTTTGTGGCTATTGGTATTGATGTAACCCCGGCAACTGATGCAACATTTTTGGGTGATACTGCAAACAACACAACTCTTGCAGCGTTAACGGTAGGAGCTGAAAACTTAGCTCCTTCCTTTGCGCCTGAAACATTAACATATGCAATTACGGCTTCCGCTGCTAGTGATGCTATCACTGCGAACCCAACACAAGCAAAAGCAAAAGTAATGCTTGCATATGATGGCAAAAATTATCCAAATGGTTCAACAATCAAATGGAAAGCTGACTCCAAAGCTCATCCACTAACAATTACGGTTCAAAATGGTGTAAGTGAGCGTACATACACAGTAAACGTTACTAAATCCGCATAAGCGCCCGAAAGGGGTTAGGGTATGAGCGAACAAGATATTTTAAAAATATTAAAAATTGATTTACAGGTTTCAGTAAACGCACTGGATGAATACTTGCTTTTTCTTATCTCATCAGCAAAAGAATTTATTTTGAAAGAGGGGATTACCCTGACAACCTCACAAGATGATGCTTTACTGGTGGAGATGTATGCGGCATATCTTTACAGGAAGAGAAAAGAGCAGCAGAATGAAATGCCGCGAATGTTGCGTTGGGCTTTGAATAACCGTCTTTTTTCTGAAAAAGGTGCTGCAAATGGATGAGTTAATTTTACTTGTAAAAGAAGCATATTCAAAAGATGATATTGGGCAAATGATTCCACAAAGAACGGAACGTGCTGTATGGGCAACATTGAAATCTGTTACTCGCGCTGAATGGTCTAATGCAGGTGAGATGGGTATGAAGCCCCAGCTTGTGGCGATAACTCCGTATGTGAACTACGAAGGAGAAACAACTGTCATTATTGGAACTGATACACCAATAGAATTTTCAGTGTACAGAACCTTTCACAGCACAGTGGATGACACAATGGAATTGTACCTGGAAAGAAAGGTGGGGAATGATGGCTAAAGTAAGACCGGAAGATATTTCTGTTGAAATTATGGCACAGTTAGAGCAGTACTCTGACGAAGTTGCGGAAGAAATCAAAGAAGAAGTTCAAGAAACGGCTTCTGAATGTCTAAAAGAAATAAAGGCAAATTCACCCACAGATACAGGGGAGTATAAGCGAGGCTGGAGGAAAAAAGTTGTTTTTGAAAGCGATAGCGATATACGTATAAGAATATATAACGCAAAAAAACCAAGCCTTGCGCATCTGTTGGAGTTTGGACATGCAAAAGTCAACGGCGGCAGAGTTGAAGGGAAACCGCATATATACCCTGCCGAGAAAAAAGCAGCAAAGAGACTGGAAAATAAGGCAAAAGTGGCGGTGAAAGAATCATGACACTTGCTGAACTGAAAACGATATTGGAGGCAACGGGAATTCCTGTTGCTTATCGTTTTTTTACAGAAAGACAAGCCCCGCCCTTCATTTGCTACTACGCTTATGACACCGATAATATCGGAGCAGACGGCGGTGTGTACTACGAAGTATCAAATGTGCGGGTAGAACTTTATACAGAACTGAAAAATCAAACATTGGAAAAAACAGTTGAAGCTGCCTTAACAGGATTTTTTTACAACAAATCTGAAGATTATATCAGTGCAGAAAAAGTTTATCAAATTATTTATGAAATTGAGGTGTAAGAATGGCAAAGAAAAACAAGGTGCATTATGACCTTATTGACGTGCACTATGCAAAATTGGATATACAGGAAGATGGAACGCCTGTATTTAGTGCGCCTAAAAAACTACCTGGTTCAGTAAGTCTTGAAACTTCCGCAGAGGGAGAGCAAATTGTTCAGCGTGCGGATGGTATCGACTACTATATAGATACATCAAATAACGGATATACAGGAACATTAAGTATTTTAGATGTTCCAACGGATTTTAAGGTGGATTGTCTTGGTGAGTACGTAGATGAAGTAACAGGAGTGTTGGTAGAGAATGCAGATGCTTCACAGAATCCCTTTGCTTTGCTTTTTGGCTTTAAAGGAGATGCTTTTAATAGAAGATATGTTTTTTACAACTGCTCTGCTTCCCGTCCGGGTATCTCGGGAGAAAACAAAGAAAATCAGAGAGAACCAGACATGGATGAAATGGAATTTAAAGCATCTCCTTTATATAACGGTGTAGTAAAATGCGTTGCAAATGAAAAAACTCCAGTAGAGACATATAACGCTTGGTACGACCAAGTAATTTTGCCGGGACAAGCTCCGACCCCTAACGCAGAACTTTCCAGCTTATCTATTGGGAGTTTAGAGTTAAGTCCGAAGTTTAGTCCTGGCGTTATAACATATACAGCGAACACAAAAAATGCAAGTGATATTATTTCAGTGGAACCTGTGAGAGCTAGTACTAAAATTGAAATCACAAATGGTGAAAGCCCGGTGAAAAATGGAGATTCCGCCACATGGAAAAGTGGGGCTAATACAGTAACTGTAAAAACAACAAACTCGACACAGAGTAAAACATATACAGTAACCGTTACAAAATCTTAAGAGGTAAGAAAATGACTAAAACGTTAAATATTGATGGTAAAAAAGTAAAGTTCAAAGCTTCTGCTGCCATACCTCGCCTTTACAGAATGCGTTTTGGACGTGATGTGTTAAAAGATTTGGCACAGCTCAAAGCTGCATATGTCAAGAACTTAACGGAAGAAGAGCAGTTGTCAATCATAGATTTGGAGATTTTTGAAAATATTGCATATATTATGGCAAAGCACGCTGCACCAGATGAAATCTCCAACTCCATTGAAGATTGGCTCGATAACTTTGAAACGTTCTCGATTTACCAGATTTTAGAAGAACTTTTAGACCTTTGGGTACAAAATGAGAGTACACAGGTAGAAAGTAAAAAAAAATTAAGCCAAGTTGCAGGGAAATGACAACACCTCTTTTTATGTTAAGATGTTATCAAATGAATATTCCTGCGAAAGAACTTGAACTTTATACTATGGGATTTATCTATGATATGTTTACAGAGAGGTCAAATGATGACTATGACTATCCAATAAAAGCAACGCAAGAAGATTTTGATAACTTTTAAGATGAGCACTTGTCGAAAGACAGGTGCTTTTCTTTTTTAAGGGGGGATTTTATGGCAGACAGAATAAAAGGCATTACAGTAGAAATTGGTGGAGATACCACAGGGCTTTCAAAAGCCTTGTCGGGAGTAAATAGAGAAATTAGTTCTACACAAAAAGAATTGCGTGATGTTGAACGACTTTTAAAGCTAGACCCTACCAATACAAATCTTTTACAACAAAAACAAAGGTTATTAGCCCAAGCGGTGGGAGAAACAAAAACAAAGCTAGATTCTTTGAAGCAAGCAGAGGCTCAGGTGCAATCTCAATTCAAAGAAGGAAAAGTTTCCCAAGAGCAATACGAAGCTTTGCAAAGAGAAATAATAGCCACAGAACAAAGCTTGAAAAAACTAGAGTCGGAAGCAAGCAAAAGCAATGCAACACTTTCCAAAATTTCTGCGACTGCTGACAAAATCGGTGGAGGAGCTAAAAAAATAGCTTCTGCTATGACACCTGTAACAGTAGGGCTGCTTGGTGCAGGGGCTGCAAGTGTGAAATTTGCAAGTGATTACAATGAAAGTTTAAATAAAGTTCAAGTTGCTTTTGGGGACTCTGCCGGAGAGGTAGAAAGTTTTGCGAAAACAACTTTGGATGCCTTCGGAATAGCAGAAGGCTCTGCGTTAGATATGGCGGCTCTTTTTGGAGATATGGCAACGTCTATGGGACTAACGCAGGGTGAGGCTTCAAGTATGAGTACAAGTCTTGTAGGGCTTGCTGGTGACCTAGCTTCATTTAAAAATATTGGGCTCGATGAAGCGATGACGGCGTTAAATGGAATTTTCACTGGGGAAACTGAAAGTTTAAAGCAAATTGGGGTTGTCATGACCCAAACAAACCTAGATGCTTATGCTTTGGCGAATGGCTTTGGAAAAACCACAAGCGAAATGACGCAAGCGGAGCAGGTACAACTAAGATACCAGTATGTGCTAAATGCGACAAAAAACGCACAAGGTGACTTTGCAAATACAGCAGATGGAACTGCAAACAGTATGAGGACAGCAAAAGAGAGTTTAAAAGAGCTGGCATCAACTTTTGGGCAACAACTTCTTCCAATCATTACACCGATTATCCAAAAAATCACAGACCTTATAAAGTGGTTTGGAGGACTTGATACAGGAACACAAACGGTAATTTTAACGGTTTTAGGATTCATTGCCGCGATAGGGCCGATTGCTGGCTTAATATCCAGCATTTCTACGGTCATAACATTTTTAAGCTCTACAGTGATTCCTGCATTAAGTGGGGCTTTGAGTTTTCTTGCTGCAAATCCTATTGTTCTTGTGATTGCGGCAATTGCAGCAGCAATCGCAATTATAACTACACTTTGGAACCATTGTGAGGCTTTTAGAAATGCTGTTATTCAAATTTGGGAAGGAATCAAGAGCATTTTTCAAGGTTTTTCCGATTGGCTAGATTCTGTTTTTGCTACAGACTGGTCTGAAAAATTTGGAGCTTTTGGGGAAATCTTAAACGCCTTTTTTAGAAACGTTCAAAACATTTGGAATTCGATTAAATCTGTATTTTCTGGAATCATAGATTTTATAAAAAATGTTTTTACTGGCAACTGGCGAGGGGCTTGGGAAGGTGTAAAGAACATTTTCAAGGGCATTTTTGATGGTTTAGTTTCAATAGCTAAAATGCCAATAAATGCAATTATCGGAATTTTGAACGGCGCTATTGACGGAATTAACGGAATTATTGGTGGCGTTAATAAAGTGACTGGTGTGGTAGGTATTCCAGCGATTCCGGATATTCCTAAAATTCCGATGTTGGCAAAAGGTGGAACGCTATCTTCTGGCAGCGCGATTGTAGGTGAAAAAGGTCCTGAGCTTTTGACGATGCTAGACAGCGGAAAAGCAAAGGTAACGCCTCTTACTAGCAGCCAGAAACAGCAAGGTTCTTTCTTGGCTGGCGGTATCACAATTAATATTGATTCTTTTACTAATAACGATACAAGCAAAGATATAAAGCAACTTACTGCATATATCATGGATGAAATCAACATGGCGGCGCAAAGAAAGGCGGCGGTTTTTTCATGATGAATTTTTTTGTGTATGACGGAAAGAATAGCCAAGATTTAGGGCTGCTTATAAGCGGAGAAAAAATATACAACTCGCCTTCAAGAGATGTAACCACGGTTTCAATTCCAGGACGAAGTGGGGATTTAATTATTGATAATGGGAGATACAACAATATAGAAGTTTCATATACTGTGAGTTTTAGAAAAGATGTACCTGAAAAAACAAGAGCTTTAAAAGCATGGCTGCTGTCTAGTGCAGGATATAGGCGTTTAGAGGACACCTATCAACCTGAATACTTTAGACTGGCAGCCATTTCCAATGCCACGGAATTTGAAATCAGTATTAATCGCTATGGTACAGCAGAATTAATTTTTAACTGCAATCCTTTTCTTTTCTCAAAAGGTGGGGAGCAAACAGTGACAATCCCTGTATCGGGTGGAAGAATCTACAATCCCGAGTACTTTGAAAGCCAGCCTATCATAACCGTATATGGGAATGGTAACGGTGTACTGTCTGTAAACAACATAAATTATAACCTTTCGGCTATAGACGGATATGTCACCATAAACAGCGATGTAGGACTGGTGTACAAAGGAACGGAAAACAAAAATAACACAGTAAATTTTATCGAATTTCCAACCCTGCAAGTTGGTGAAAATATCATTGATTGGGCAGGCGGGATAACCAAAGTAGAAATAATTCCAAGGTGGTGTACGCTATGATACCGATGCTTTATGATGCCAAAGAGACTAACTTTAGCAACAACGGGTTAGGTATGCTTTCCGACTGTACATACTGCACAGTAACAGAAGAGAGAAATGGAAGTTTTGAGCTCGAACTGCGCTATCCGATAGATGGACAGCTTTACGAAAATATAAAGTATGACAGCATTATAAAAGCCATGCCAAATGAACTTTCAGATTTACAACTTTTTAGAGTATATTATAACTCAAAACCGATTAACGGGCTTGTAACTTTTAAGGCTGAACACATATCTTATCAGCTTAATAAGGTTCCTGTATCTCCCTTTACAGCTAACAGCATAACAGAAGCATTTACACAATTAAAAGCAAAAAGCGCAATTGAAAATCCTTTTGAGATGTGGACAGATGTAACAAAAAACGGAACAATGACCGTTGCAGTTCCATCTTCTTTTCGCTCTCTACTAGGAGGGGTTTCTGGCTCCGTACTGGATGTATACGGCGGAGAGTATGAGTGGGACAACTATACTGTAAAGCTACATGCACAGCGTGGACAAGACCGAGGGGTTAAAATCCTTTATGGAAAAAATTTAAAAGATGTTACACAAGAAGAAAACATTTCAAATGCCTTGACAGGAATATATCCGTACTACAAAGCAGACGAAAGCACAGTTTTAGAACTACCTGAAAAAGTAGTACAAATACAGTCAACATATGCTTACCCAAGAATTGCACCGGTAGACCTTAGCAGTAGCTTTGAATCCGGCACGACTGTGACGGTGGACATGCTACGAGAAGCCGCCAATAACTACATAAAAAATAACGATATTGCAAAACCAACTATTTCACTGCAAGTACAGTTTGAGCCTCTTTGGCAAACGGAAGGGTATGAAGATATAGCAGGACTTGAACGTGTCGGACTATGTGACACAGTAGAAGTAGAGTTTTATAAGTTGGGTGTAAGTGCAAAAGCAAAGGTCGTAAAGACAGTTTTTGATGTACTCAAAGAAAAGTATGAAAGTATCGAGATAGGCGATGCCAGAACAAATATTGCAGATACAATAGTACAGCAGCAACAGGATATAGATAGTGCTCCGTCAATGTCCACATTGGAACAGGCAATTGCTGCCGCTACAAACGCAATCACTGGAAATAGTGGTGGATATGTAGTGTTACGCCCTGCTAAAAATCCACAAGAAATATTGATTATGGACACACCTGATATAAATACCGCCAAAAAGGTATGGCGGTGGAACTCTGGTGGCTTGGGATATAGTAGTAACGGATATAACGGGCCTTTTGCACTAGCTATGACAAATGATGGACAGATAGTGGCAAACCGAATCACATCAGGGACTTTGAATGCAAATATTATCCAAGCTGGAGTTATCCGCTCAGCAGACAGTAATGTCTATTTTGATTTGGATAGTGGGGTTTTAAGAGCATCAAATCTTGTCGGTTCTAATAGTGGGGATACTTATGAAATTCTCATAGGAAACAATCGAACATCTAGCGGAGCCCTTTCTTTTGGATTTAGCTTTAAAGAAAGAAACAAAATACTTTTTGCAATTAATGTTGACGCTTCATCTGGTGATACTGAACTTATTTTTTATAATTCTGCTGGTGGTTGGAAGCAAAGCATACGGAGTTGGGATGGTCTTATGGCATTTGATATGGGAAGCAAAAGTCCTTTAGTTATTCGAGAAAATAGAGTTGATATAAACGCAGCAGAATTAAAGGTGGGTGAAGCTTATATTTCACCCCAAAACTGTTTCACGGGGTCTTTTCTACTCGATAATGGTTCAAGAGTAAATGTTGCTAATGGGTTAATAACTTCTCTAGGTTAAAGGAGGGAAAATATGATAAATGATAGCTTGATATTAAACGCAAATAATAAAAATGTAAAAACGTTAATCCATGCAGTACAGGGTGAAAATGGCTCTAGAATTTTTAAATTCACGGTCATAGGTACTGATGGCGAAATTTTAAGTCTTTCCGATTGTGAAGCCAACTTTTATGTAAGTAAAAATGATGGCACAGTTTCTATGCTTCCCACTGTAATATCTGAAAACAGTGCACAAGTAACTCTTACACAGCAAGCGTGCGCAGTATCCGGCGACAATGACTGCTGGCTGCAAATTATAAAAGCAAACAAAACAGCAGAGTTGAGGGTTGATAATCTCATCTTACGAGTACAGAAATGTAATTTTGACGGTGCAGTTGAAAGTAGCAACGAATTTGTAACATTAACTCAAAAAATCGTAGAAGCTAACGAAGCGATAAAAAACGCAAATCAAGCAGCGGACGATGTACGGAAAGACGGAGCGCAAGCAATACAAGAAATAAATCAAAACTTCAATACCGCTATGACAGGCTTTAACCAAGAGATAGACGCAGCGGTGAAAAAGGCAGAAGATGCGGCGGGAACTGCGGAAGAAATTGCAGAGCAGGCAGCGATAAGCACTATCAATACGCAGAAAAATCAGGCAAACGGTATCGCAGGACTGGACGGCAGCGGTAAATTAATACAAATGCCAACCGCAGCCGATGTAGGCGCAGTACCTACAAGCCGAACGATAAACGGAAAGGCGTTAACAAGCAATATCACAATTACAGCGGCGGACATCGGAACAAGTGCAATCTTTTTGGCATCGCATCCTGTGGGAAGTCTGTTTGAAACAACGGTTTCCACAAACCCTGGAACCCTATATGGGGGAACATGGGCAGCATGGGGAGGCGGCCGAACACCTGTGGGAGTCAATACCGCAGATACAAGTTTTAACACGGTAGAGAAAACAGGCGGTGCAAAGACACATACGTTAACTGTGCAAGAAATTCCAAATCATGCCCACGATTTAAACGCTGTAAACGAAGGCGTAGACAATCCGAATGGAGGATATCATCCGGGATGGACGTTTAATAAGCAATATACGGCACAGGTTATGTCAGCCTCCATCGGCGGCGGACAAGCACATAACAACTTACAGCCGTACATCACATGCTATATATGGAAAAGGACAACATAAAATTTTAAGACAAATGCATTCAACAGACCGGCGTTGTATCTCACTCTGTTGGAGCAGTGTGGAAGTGAATCCATAAAGGTATAGACAAGTGTATACAGAAGTGGAAAAAGAGAAAAGTTGTCATACTTTTATCACTGTAACAAAGCGTTTCAGTCAAAGTAAGAGCGCATCTGTATCAAACATAGCATAAAAGGAGGAATGAAAATGGCGCTGGGCAAAGAGATTATCAATGAAAAAGGTGTAAAAACCACGTATCATCGTATAGACAGCATTTCTATGGTAGAAGGTATTAAAGTCATAGTAAAAAGTTATACAGATGAAAGCTACAGACAGCAGGAAAAAGAAAGGGAATCCCTTATCAAGCGGCAGGAGGAAGTCAAGGAGCAGCTTGAAGAGGAAATGGCGAAAACAGGCGATGAATACGACCAGAAGAAAGTAATTGCATTGACAGAAGAAAGTAACGAAATCGGTTTTCCAACCCCTTTAGACTTGGCTATTTTTGTACATACCTTTGAGTATCCACTGGACAAAGATGTAGTAGTCAGCTATGAAGCTATGTACAAAAAGCTAAAAAAGGAGCCTATTTTTGAAGGTGCAAAAGACGTATTGGAGGAGTAAAACATGAAATTATCAGTAATTGATGTAAGCGAACATCAAGGAAATATTAACTGGGAAAAAGTAAAAAATACAGGTGTGGTCGGTGCTATGATACGTACAGGCTATGGTATTAAAGACCCGAGCCAAATCGATAAGCAGTTTTATAATAATCTATCAGGCTGTCAAAACGTTGGCATGCCTTATGGCTTCTATCACTATTCATATGCTACAAATGCAGCAGGTGCAGAGCAGGAAGCAGACTTTTGTCTTGAA